ATTTTTTCTCCTATAATAAGATGATATAATCTATTATAAAACAACTTAAAACAATATAGTACAATAATTTTGTAGTTTCAAAATAAAATATGTACTTGTTTATATAAATGATATATAATTACAATAAAATTGCCGAAAAGCCCTCTCCTTTAGGTGTAGGGATGAAAGGTAAGGTCTTAATATAAAAAAAGTTAGAATAATGCTTGTAATCTAATACCGCTACTGATACCCTATATTTAGGAGGTGTTAGTTTTTATGTATAAATCTAACAAAAATATAGTTTATGATTGCAAATATCATATTGTATTTTGCCCTAAGTATCGTAAACCTGTTTTAGTTGGCGAAGTTGAAAAGATGTTAAAAGAAATACTACCATATAAAGCAGATGAACTTGGAGCAGAAATAATAGAAATGGAAACTGATAAAGAACATGTGCACTTATTAATATCTTGTGACCCTCAATATGGAATTCATAAAGTAGTAAAAGGTTTAAAAGGCTTTAGTTCGAGAGTATTAAGAGAGAACTTTCCACATTTAAAGTCTAGTATGCCTAGCATGTGGACTAATAGCTATTTTGTAGGTACTGTTGGTTCTGTGAGTTTAGAAGTAGTTAAACAATATATAGAAAATCAACAAGTTAGGACAAAGAAATGATAAAAACTCATAGAGTGAAATTAAACCTAACTAGAACACAATTTGAATTAGTAAG